TTTACTCATAGTCGTCTTACTCTAATTTCGGGGTCTTTACGGAGTAACGGCTCTAACGCATATCGTAACGCATCAGCATAGTGATTGCTTGCGTCATCAATAACTGTTGTCGGGTCGCCATTGCTATCTACTTTGTAATTATAAGCCGATAATTCGGCAAGGCAACATTCAGCTTCAGGATGCACAATGATTTGCTTAAATGACTGCAAATATACCACACCATCTTCAACGCTGCCCTTCCATTTTTTACACGCTGTTATTAAGCTAATGTCTTTTTTTACTTTGCTAATAGTTTCGGGTCTAGCATTATCAGCGCGTGATGTGTATTTTTTAATGCTTGGTATGTGCTTAATTAGATAGTCTGCCGTGTCGTCTAACTCAAGCCCGACTTTTGAGCAAGCACGTCTAATGTACAAATTATCGCTAAACACATAACACTCAATAGCGGCTGTTGGGTCAACGCTAAACCCCCAATCAACACCGATATACGGTGTGCTAAAATCTTCAGTTATATCAAAGTCTTGTACTTTTAATTTTTTGGCCAAGATTGACGCATCACTGACTTGTAAAAATTTGCCTTCCCATATCCAGTTATATCGGCCTATGTCGCCCTGCAAACTGCGTTGCCTTTGGCGTTCTAGCGACTCGGGAAAGAATGGATTGTCGCGCCAGTTTATCTCAGTTAATAGCGTATTATCATCGGCTCTTATAACAAACTCTTGCCATGTCGGGTCTTGCTCAAAACGCGGATTAAAAACAACATAAGTACGGGTATGACCATATCGCGGAGTAGGGCGCAAATAGTCCCAAGATTGTTGTGTGATGTTTTCAGCTTCATCGGTTAAAACAACACGCAATTTATCAATAGACTTGATGCTAGTGATGTTTGATTTTAAGCCAGCAAAAATAAAACGCGCATTTGTTTGCAGGTTTACTATTTCGCCAAGTGTGATTTTGAATATATTGTCTAGTTTATTGTCAGTGATAAAGCTAACGATTGCAGAATAAAGGCTATCAGCGATTGATTTTTGAATCTCACGACAGCATAAAATCACGCCATCATCAATAAATGATTCTAAGATTCCGATTTTAATTAAAGCATTGGTTTTTGCACTGCCGCGTCCCCCATACCACACAATCGTATCGTATTGGTTAGTCTTTAGATTTTCAAATGATGGTATGAGTTTATGCGGTATATTAAGATTCATCTTTGGGGGCTACCCCTACGATGTTAAAAAATGGGGTTTTCATCGTGCCATCGCTCGATGTGTGGTCTAGCTGCTGTTTATCATTCCAGCCGAATCTATTCTTCATATTAAAAATCCAAACCGTAGCATTTCCATCAGCTTCGCCTGTGGTCATTTTCCGCCCGTGACGCTCCCACCAAACACGGCAAAGGTCATGTGCTTTTTTTATGGTTCCACGAAATTCTTCACTATCTTCTAAAAGTGTTCCCCATGCCGACTCCCCAATACCTAAAAGGCATCTCAATTCAACATCGGACGCGCCATCCTGAGCAGCCATACATATAATGCTTTCCCAATCAGCAGGCAAGTCATTTAATTTTGTACGCGGTCTCCCCACAGGATTAGCCATAATCACAACACCTTAACAAACACATACAACAACAAAAACGGAAATCTCACCATTGCAATTATAGTATAAATTACAAAATAGTTGGGCTTATCTTTCATAATCTTTAAATCCGTATTTATCTTTTAGCATCATCAATGACCGTGTACCTAAATGCCCTGCTACCCCTGCCCCTGCTAATGCCATATAAATAGGCATATGTGTTGAAATAAAAAATAAGCCAATAACCACGCCAACAAACGCACTACATATTAATTCAATAAAAAAAGACGGCCATTTAAATTTTTTACCAGTTTTTAAGGTTGTTAAATAATTTACAACACCGCCAAGACCTGCCAATGCTGCAAACGCTGCCAATTGTTGAAAAAATGATAATTCTGGCTCTTTTGGCATTTTATTTTTTCACAGACTCTGTCTTAAAAATAGCGACCAGGCCTGTGATAATTTGTGCCGCACCTGTCGCATAATCTTTTGCTAAAATTGATGCTATGCCTGTGGCAATTAAACCAATGCCGCCCCACGATGACGG